TCGTCGGGGCCAGGTTCGGGCGGTGGCGCGACAAGCTCGCCGAGGCCGGCGGCTTCGAGCTTGCGCGCATCGGCGCGGGATCGCTCCCACTCGATGCGCGCGGTCAGTTTTTTGCGGCGACTTCCGTGCGCTCGCGCCGGACCACGATGCGCGACTGGATCGCCGTGATGACCGGCTCGGCCCAGTCGGGCTGGGCGTCGAACAGAGGGGCCACCAGGTCGCGGTCGAACTCCACGACCTCGGTGTCACCGTCGCGCAGGAAGTGGTCGACGACCACGCCCGTCCAGCCGCGCACGGCGACGAGCAGCGTGGCCCGCATGACCTCGACCATCAGCGAGGCGGTGTCGGTGGCGCCGCCGGCACGCGCCTTGACGGCGTAGAGCCGCAGCTCGTGCTCGCTCGGCACCTGCAGCGTGAGGCGCGGCCCGCCTTCGACCGTGAACTCGAACCGGCGCGCGGCTTCGACGCGCGCCTTGAACTGCGCGAGATCGATCACGTGGCGTAGCGGACGGGCTCGCCGGCGTAGCTGAGGTCGATCTTTGCCGTCAGCGGCGCGTTGCTGCCGATGCTGGGCGTCGTCTGCAGCGACCAGTAGGCGTTGGCGACCAGCTTGGAGCTGTTGGGGAACGTGATGCGCACGCCAGTGGCGGTGGCTGTTTCCGAGGCGCTGCGCACGGTGGAGTACCAGGAGAGCGTCGCGTCGTCGAAGAACGTCATGGTGACCGTGACGGGCGCGCGCGTGGTCGGGATCTGCTTTTGCACCTGGTCGACGATCGTGGTGATGTCGGCGTACTGGATCTCGCCGCCTCCCGGCTCCACCGTCTGGATCTGAGACAGGTTGCTCCATGCCGTGATGCGGCGGATGCTGCCGGTGCCGGTGCCGGCCGGGAAGCGCGTGGTGCTGGTAGTGTCGATGTTCTCGAACGTGATGTCGTTGGTCGCCACCGTCTTGGCCCGCACGATGCGCGCGTTGAGGCGGTCCCAGCCGGAGGTGACCTCCAGGTAATCGCCGACGGTGACGCCATGGCCGCCCGCCAGCGTGGCGACCGCCTCCGAGGCGTTGGTGATGGCCGTCATGTTCGACGACGCGGCATACGTGCTCGCGATGGCGATGATCGAGCCCGTTGACAGGGTGATGGACATGCTCTTCTCCGGGTGCCGGGACGATCGAACACACGCTGCGGCCCGGCGGCCGCGGCGTGCGCGTGTTGAATGCCTGTCTTACTCGGTGTGCTGGACGGCGAAGGTCCAGGCCTGCGCGAACTCGCGCAGCTGCGGCTCGTACTCGTCCGCGCCCTCTTCCTCGATGCTGACGTAGAGCAGGTCGACGCCGTTGACCTGGCCGCGGGCGCCGACCAGCGCCAGACGCACCGCCTCGGCGAGATCCTTCAGCTCGGCGTAGGTGCGCGCCACGCAGAGCACCTCGACCTGCGCCTCGACCAGTTGCAGCGGCGCCGGGTCTTCCTGCGCGGGTCGTTGCGCCGATAGCTTGCGGTAGATCAACAGCGGCGCCGGCGTCTCTTCCTTCGAGGCGCCGCCGTAGATGCGATCGGCCACGATGGCGTTGACGCCGGGGGCAGCGTTGAGCAGGCTGGCAATGGCTTTCTCGGCTCTCATCGGCCACTGCTCCAGAAGCGGGCGACACGCGCCTCGACGTAGTTCTCGAAGGCGCGGTTGGCGGCCGGCATGTCCTGCGCCGCGGTGCGCGTGGCGTAGAGCCGCGCGACGATGCCAGGGTGCTTCACCTTGCGCCGGAAGTCGCGCAGCGGCGGGCCGAGAGCGAGGGTGTGGCCTGGCCGCGCCCTGATCTCGTGCGGCTTGGCGCCCCATTCGAGGATGTGCGCATACCAGGCGTCGCGCGAGACCTTGCGGCGCGCCTCGCCGCGGCCGGTCGCACTCTGATAGCGGCCACCGTACTGCACCACGCCGCGGACGCTGGTGGCGGTCGGCCCGCCCTGCAGTCGTACGGACGTCCGTACCGACCCGGCCGCCGTGCGGAGCCCGTCGGCGCTGAGCCGGGCCTTGAGGCGACGCGCCAGGACCGCACCGGCCGCGCGCGCCCCACCGCGCAGGAAGTTGTTGCGCATGCGGTCCGGAAAGTAGTCCAGGCGGGCGCGCAGCTCGTCGAAGCCTTCGAGCCGGGCGTTGATGACGAGGCCCTTAGCCACTGAGGCTCTCCGTGCACATCAGCTCGAGCACGACGTCCGCTTCTTCCGGGTTGATGACGCTGTCGATGCCGAAGATGCGGGTGCCGAACAGCACGCGCATCTTGGAGTCGACACCAGCCCGCCAGCGGATGCGCACGCGGTGCGTCAGCTCGCCCTGCTGCTCCTGGTTGCGGAAGAACTCGCCACCGGAGAGCGGCTCGACCGACGCCCAGACGGTGGCGACGTCCTGCCAGGTGACCTGCACGTCGGCGTAGTCCGCGCCGCGCACTTCGACCGGCCGCTGCAGGGTGATGCGGCGGTTGAGCAAACCCGCTTCCATCAAACCCCGCGCACGCGGTAGGTATCGAGCAGGCCGTCGACGAACTCATGCGGCACGCTCGGCTTGACGGCACCGCGCTCGCGGTTGTTGTACATCTCGCCGACGGCCAGCAGAATCCACTGCCGGATCGGCGCGGGCACCAGCGCGGCGCTGTTGCCATAGCCAGCGCTGTAGACCACGCTAATGGCGTTGATCTGCTCGCGCGTGCTGGGCCAGACCTGGTCCCACGCCGGGACGATCCAGCCGGGCTCGGAGCCGATGTCGACCGAGTAGAGGGTCGGGTCGAGCGTCTGTAGCGCCCCGAGCTCGTCCACGTACTGCACCGCCTGCACGCCGATGATGCGCGGCATCTGCAGGCGGATGGCGTCCGGGAACTGATCGAGCAGCAGGCGCCAGGTGGTCGAGAGCAGCGTGCGCTGCATGCGATTCTCGGCCTCGGTGCGGGCAGCGGTGATGAGCGCCTGCAGGTAGGCCGTCTCGGTGCCGGGCTCGAGGCGCAGCTGGGTCTCGACGTCCGCCGTGGTGACGGGCTCGACGCTGGCGTCGGTGATTTTGGTCAGGGCCATCGGTACTCGCTAGGAACTGTTGACAGGCCGGCGCATCGGCGCCGTGCCGGCGCGCGTGGTGCCGATGGTGCGGGCGTCGCGCGGCCAGCGGCCCGCCGCGACGACGGTGGTGAACGAGCCGTAGGAGCCGGTGACGTCCGCCAGGCTCGACACCGCCGCCTCGGCCACCGCAAGCGTCGCCTGCATGCCGGCAATCGCGGCCGCGCAGTGCGCCTCGGCGGTGCGGATGATGCCGGCCACCGCTTCGCCGCTGGCCATCGCTCCGGCCAGCGCGTTGCCTGCGGGTGCGGCCAGCGGGTAGCCGGAGGCATCGACCGCCTGCACGTTCGACTGCGAAACTGCAGCCGCCGGCTGCACAAAGCTGCTCGGCCCGGTGGCGGTGACGGAGCTCGTCGCCGTCGCAATGCCGAGGCCGGCGCCCGGCGAGAGCGAGCGGTCCTGCCCGGTGACCGCGAGCAGCGAGGTCGCGCTGCCGGTTCCGGTCAGCGCGATGACGCCGAGCGGCGCGCCAGTGACGAGCGCGCCGGCCGTGGCCGCACCGCTCGCCGCGACGGCCTGACGTGCATCGCCCGAAACCACCGACTGCGACTGCGAGCCGGCCGTGGCGATGACGACCGCACGCAGCTGGCCGGAAACCGCGGCGCCGGCCGTGATCTCGGCGTAGGTGGTGCCGGGCAGCCGCAGCGGCGTCGCCAGGCCGTAGTCGAGCGTCAGGCCGGGCGGCTTGAAGTCGGCCGGCGGCGGAATGTCGAAGACCGCGCGCGGCGGTGTCGCATAGTCGCCGAGGATGCTGTAGACGCCCTCGCCGCTGACGCTGGCGGTCGAGGTCGACAGGCCCCACGGCACGGGCGCGGTGGAGCCCTGCAGCGCGAAGAACGGCCGGAAGCTGGTCCAGGCTTCCTGCCCGCCGAGCGAAGCGTTGCGGCCAGTGACTAAGGCACCAGCAGAGGCAGTGCCGCTGCGGACGATGACCTGCGCCATCGCGCCGCTGACGCCGGCGAAGCTGTAGGCGGTGCCCGACCAGGCCGACATCGCCTGCACGGCCATGAACGGCCGCAGGCCGACAAAGCTCTCGTTTGCCACCGCGTAAATGACGGCGGTGACGCTCGACTTCGACGACGACACGCCGCCGACGATGGCGGTCGACGTGTAGGGCGCCTGCGCATTCGACAGCGACAGTGCAGCGCCGGTGCGGCTGGTAGTACCCTGGCCGGTGACGCTCGAGGCTGAGGCCGCTGCGGCGTTCGGCTTGGGAATGTCCCCGGAGATGCCGATCAGCGGCAGCAGACCGACAAAACCTTCAGCCATAGCGTCTCCGGCGTCGCTTCACATGATGCCGACGCAGGTCATGCTGCGCCGGACTTGAGCCGCGCGACTACGCGGGATCGATGCCGACGATCGGATCTGCGGCGGCGTTGGTGGTGACGGCCGCCGTGTAGGCGGAGGTGGCGTCGTCTTCCTTGGTCACTGTCATCGTGCCACCGGCGACGGTGACCTTATTGCGGATGGTGCGTAGTGCCGAGCGCACCGTGCGCTCGTTCGTCGAGCCGGCGCCAGTACCGGAGCCGATGTCGCGCGCCAGCAAATCATCCGCCATCGCATTGAAGTCTCCAGCCTCGGCCGGATATATCGTGATCTGCACCGGCACCGCACCGGTGCTGGTCGACTTGACGAGCACGGCCACGGTGTCGGCGTTCATCTCGCTCGATGTGAGGTCGAGGTAATAGACGCCGGAGCTGGTCGCGATCTCGGTCGCCTCGCTGGTGCAGTCCGTGAAGGTGCCCGCGTCCTTGCTGACCTCGGAGTCGAGCCCGGTGGCGCCCGTGATGAGCGTGCCGTCGTTCTTGTAGATGCCAAACGTCAGGCGGAACGCCTGGTTCTTGATCGGGACCGGCTTTGCGTCGGATGAAGCCATCGAGGACTCCTGAGATCAGCGGCTGAAGCCGGGCTGGAAGTTGATGAAGCGGGGCCTGAGAAGGCCAATCGGAACGGATGACCCGCCGCCGTATGTAACGCCGGGGTCGTTCGCACCGAAGGTAACGCCCGCCCCAGCCGTCCACGTAGTGCCAGAGCCGTCGGCCGTCAGGTTGTTGCTGAGGTTGCCCGTGTCGCCCATCGGGCTGCCTGAGTATTTGTTCGCGGTGACCGTGAACGCCGTGGCATCGTGCTCGGCATCGACTTCGGCATTGGAGAGCGCTGAGGACCAGGCTTTGTAGTTGGTCACTCGCGACCCGACTGCCATATATTCCGATCCGCGCGACAGCATGATTTCGTACGCGGACGCATCACGACCGCTCGCCTCGAGGGAGGAGGTCGTGTAATCGGTACCGTCCACGCGCAGCTTCACGACGCTAGAGCTAGAACGGATTGCGGCGATTTCGTGCCATCCGTCACTTAGCGACGCGGGGCCGGCGATCGTGATGCCGCTTCCTCCGACCCAGTTTTCGAGCACCAACTGACCTCCGGAGTTGAAGCGGATGTGCTCGTAATATGAGCCTTCTGTCGTCCCCCCTCCGCTGCCGATTGAAGCGGACAAGGTCCACATCGTGGTGCTGGTCACGGTGCCAGTCTTGTAAATCCGGAAGAGGACCGTATAAGCTGCGTTGTAGCTCAGCGACGTCGAGCGCCGTATGTAGCACGTTGAGTCCTGTGTGCTGACCTGGATTGACATCGCGGAGGCTTCCTAAGTAAAGGCAAGAGGACGGCCGATTTGCGGCTTCAGAATCGAGTCATCGCTCCACATGAATGACTTATAGGCCGGCACGTAGCGGAACCTGCCCATCAATGACTTCGTGCTGTATTCGGGACGGAGCTCGAGCGTCTCTAACCCGGTCTGCTTTCCGAGAATCTCATAGCTCCACTGCCATGGCCCAGTAATGACATTCGCTGGAGTGCTCAGCTTGTAGAGCCTCGCCTCCGTTTTCACGTACCAGTCGAGCAAGTAGCAGTTCTGATCGTGCGGGCAATATTCCAGGACATCCGTCGGCACGGCGACATCGGGTCCGTAGGCCGTCGGCGGATTCGCTGGAGTGTGGAACTTGGAAGGTATCCCGGTGGGCGCTGCGATGTTGAAGTTGCTCAAATCCGCGACGCAAAGGTTATTGAACGAATCGCGCGAGATCAGGCAATCCTTCCCCGCGTGATATGTGAGAGGTATCGTGTCCTGCCCTGTGACGTTCCAGCTCGCGTCGCCGGTCTTCGTGACTTGCGTCTCAGTGTTCGTCAGGAAGGAAAAGAACGACAGATTTCCGCTGCCGTGATAGCGCATTACCCAGACGCCCTTTCGCTTGCTGTCATAAGCGAGCGCCCCACGCTGCGCACTACCGTTGCCAAAGCTGAAATTCTGGATCGAAATATTGGTTGGACCGTAACTCCACGCCGGGCACGGGTAGGTCGTCAAGTTTGCCATCGCAACAGCCAGATCAAATCGCCACAGTCGGCAGTCGTTGTCGCAAGCGACGCCGGTCTGCCCGTGGCTCATGAACACAAAAGAACCGAGAGACCCGCCACCGGCATCGGACGGCAAATAACAGACGCCCATGTTGGTGTGGAAGGGGTACGCAGTTCCGTCTGGGTACATTCCAAAGGGACCGACGACCGCGTTGGTCGAATCTCCGGTGGCAGGCCAGCCTGGCGTCTTGCCCTGACCATAAAGCGACGGCAGGCTCATCTGCGACCAGGTTCTAGTCTCAACGTCGAACCGCGTCACATCATTGCCGTCGTACGAATCATGCCCTCCCGTGTAGAAAAGCATCGAGCCTGCCCCGCCGAGAGCAGTAGCAAACACTCCTCCGCCCCATGCGTTCCACTTAGCATGGAAGCTGTGCGGATAACTGGGGTGAAATCCCGAATAGATGCACGTGGCAGACGGGCAAGGGTCAACGGTCGTCGCGAGTGTGGACGTGATGTCCGCGTATTTCCCTGGGGCTGGAACCCACAGTGGCAGCCCATTCACATTGATCGTCGTCGCGGTGCTGGCGACAGAGCGCGGGGACGTCCAGGCCATTACTTGTTCCTTGGCCAGTGGTTGTATTGCGGCTGGATCGCACCCCAGTTGCGCCAGGTGTCGAGGTTGCTCACGTTCGCAAGTACGGTGCTCCATGCCGCGTCGGCACCGCTGACACCGCGCTCTACAGCGAGGCAAAGCGCCGACCAGAACACGGGCACATACATCAAGTCCTGGTTCGGCCCGTCGAACTTTATCCAGTCGGTCAGGTAGGCCGTTCCGTGGTGGTAGTCCACCAGGTCATTCGCCCCGCTTGTCCGCCACGAGCCTGACACCGAGGAGACTCCTGCGTCGTTCCTCGGCGTGTCGGAGTTGCGATAGGCACGCATCGTGCCCCAGTCGTTCAACTGACCGATCGTGGTGTTGTTGGAGCCGTCTGCCGTTCCTGCCGTCTGCCGGTAGCAGATGTAGCGCCAGCCTCCGTTCGGCTGTTCGTTGACCCACCGGATCGGCTGCAAGAGCGCCCAGTCCGCGAGCGCCCCAATATTTGCCTGCGTCTGACCGGCCAGGACTTTCGACAAGTGGATCTTGTAGACCTCGGTGGCATACCACTGGTGCAGCCAGAGCGCGTATTGGAACGGCACGCCGTCGGGCGAGTGAACGCCGTAATTTGAATGGTCGTAGTAGAGCGGATCTGAGTCGTTGTTCGCGGCGGTGGTGTACTCCCACATGTAGCCGAGCTTGTTCTCGGCACTCATTGGCCAGGTGAGTTGGTACGTCACATTGACGTCGGCGTTGGAAAGCGCCGACGCGCGCCATGCCGTCTGCGTGGTGTCTCCGACCAGCGTGGTAGGGGTCAGGAAGATCGCATGGCATAGGGCACGCATCGCGAACGCCTTGCCGCGCGTCTGCCACCCACCACGAAACAGCTGCCCGTTCGTGTTGTCGGCTGTCGCATTCCAGTGGGCTATCTTCTGCGCCAGCTCGATGAAGCAAGGCGACGGATGCGAGAGGAAGCCCGTCAACCCCACTTCGACCTGGTGGGCGACCTCGAAGGTGCCCCACCCGGTGTCTCCTCCGAACTGCCCACCGGTCTTCGGATAGCTACCATCCTGCGCATTCTTGCCGGCGATCGATGCGTGCGTCGGGACGGCGTTGGTCAGCGATGACCGGTAGTGCACCGCGTAAGTCATCATCGAGAGCGCGCACTGCCGAACCGAGTTGAGGCAGTATTTATCCCCCGTCTGCAGATACCGCGCCTGCGGCTGCCCGATCGGGCCGTACATCTGGTTCGATCCGCCGGTTCCCATCGCCTGATATGCAGCGCGCCCGAAGGACCACGGCTTGTAGAGATCCTGGGCGTATGGGATCGCCTGCGCCACCGTGTCGCCGTCGCGCCAATAGGTGTCGTAGCCGTTGCCATCCTTCGGGACGTAGGTCAGGTAGTTAATGCTCGACGCCTTGTCGATACGGTAGAACCACGGGTGCGCCTGCATTGATGCCGGATCGTGCGTGACGACGATGCCTGGATTTCCCCCGACCCACCCGGAGCAGTACCACGCGCGGAAGGCCTCGTGCTTGGTGTTGTCCCCATAGGCTAGGTAGCCCGAGGTCGTCCAGGCGCTGCCGACTCCACCGACCGGAGTGATCTGCGTTCCGTTCACTGAAACCGTCGCGCCGGCATATGTCTGCGCCGTTGGCTTCACCGGAGCAGATGTGCTCAGCTTGCCGTTCTCGACGACCACCTCGATGAACGCCCGATTACTCGCGAAGGCGTGGATGTCGATGACCGCCTCGAGCACGCCGAGCCCGCAGCTCAGCCGGTAGCGGTTGCAGATCACGCGCTCGTTGGCCCACCAGGTGCGGTCCTTCGTCGCGCTCGCGAGGCTAAGAGACTGCGGCGTGCCGGTGAAATTGACCGTCACGTCGGTGACGAGCTGGGCGATGCGCGCGTCGGTAAGTGCCGCGCCAGTGGCCAGGCCCGGCACGAGCCGCACGGCCGTCTGCCCGTTGCTCGGCACCGCCATCTCGCCGGCGATGACGACGACCTGCGCGCTGCCATCCGGCCACGTGCTCAATACGCTGCTGCGCAGGTTGGCGTCGGTCGGGCTAACGAGGATCTGCCCGCTCGGCACCGCGCCCTCGGCCGGATAGGCCGTCGCCAGGTATGGAAGCGTGCCGGCGTTCGTACTGTGCAGCGTGAGCGTGGGCAGCGCGCCGGGTTCGTGGTACTTGAACACCACGCCTGCGACGCTGCCCGGAGCCGCGCTGCCGGCAAGCAGGCTGCCGCCGGCGCTGAGCGTCATGCCGGCCGGCAGCGGCACGGCTGGATCGACGCTGTAGTTGCCGCCCGCGACGTAACCGGCGGGGCCGGTGGCCGCGACATCGAACGGCGTGACCGAGCCCTGCTGCAGCGTGATGCTTCCGCCGTTGACGATCCATGACGTGACGGCGCCGGGCGTTTGCGCCGTCGGCCATGGCCGCTTGCGGCGTGGCAGGTTCGGCACGCGAACCTGGTGCAGCGTCGGACGCATGCAGGATTAGCCGAGCTCTTCGATGAGCCAGGTCTGGTCGACGTTGTGCGTCCCGACCAGCACCCGCAGGCTGACCTGGCCGTTGATCGGCACGGGCAGCGGTTGCGGGTAGCCGGGGAAGCGATCCTTGCCGCCGTTGGCGTTGACGCTGAAGAGCCAGAGGTCGGCATCGGAGCCGGCGATGGTCGGCTGCGTGGTCCAGCCGCCGCGCGCGAGAAAGCTGGCGGCGGTGGCGTTGTTGCGGTCGACGCGCGTGGGCGTGATGCTGACGCTCGCCGTGGCGCCGCCGGTGCTGTAGGCGGCCTTGAGTTCGCCGGCGAGCGAGGCGTTCTGCACGCCGTTGATGTCGATCGACCAGATGTTGAGCGACTTGCCGACCGACGTGATGGTCATCATGTCGACGCCGACCGTCATCGCCGCGGCTGCGCGCGTGACCAGATAGAACGCCATGGCGGTCCTTTATGCGTCGACGATGGTGGTGCCGGTGCCGAGGCCGGGCGTGACGCCAGAGCTGATGCTGATCGGCGTGATCTTCCAGGCGAGGCCGTCACCGGCGGCGGTGATGTCGACCGCGGCGCCGCCCTGCGTGGTGCTGATGGTGATGTCGTTGGTGCTGACCGTCTTGACCCAGTACACCGTGCCCTCGGTAATGCCCGACGGCAGGCCGGACGGGTCGCCGGTGAAGAAGGCGATGCGGTCGTCGACCGCGACACCCGACAGCCCCGGAATGGTGACGACATCGCCCGCCGCCACGGCCGTGAACGGACCGAGCTTGGTGCCGATCGGCCCGAAGTGCAGCAGCTTTCCTGCGCCACTGACGACGGTGCCGATGCCGAAGTAGTAGGCCGTGGCGCTGCCGCCGGTGCACTGGCCGAAGTTGATCTGCGCGACCGGGCTGACGCTGTTGCCGGTGACGGTCCAGCCGGAGCCGGAACGCGCCACCGCGACGCGACCGTAGCCGGTGTAGCTGATTTCGCTGGTTGACTGATCGCCGCCCACGCCGGGCCAGGCGCTCATCATCGAGGCATACAGGTTGGTCAGGGGCGACGCGGCGGCGTTGTCCGCGATGTTGCCGATCGCCGTGGCGTTATAGAGCAACTTGAGGTAATCGTTGCTCGTGGTGGTGCTTTTTGGCATGACTTGGCTCCAGGAACGGCACACGGCCGCCACGGCGTTGAGAATTGGGCGCCGGATGCGCTCCGGCGGGCGGGCGGGGCTGCGGAGGAGGTCGCAGGCCCGCCAGTACAACCGAGCGAGTCTATTAGTCGACCAGCGGGTTGGCGCCGGAATACTTGGCGCCCCACAGGATGTACGTCACGGTGACGCCGCGCGACGCGGTGGCCGCGTGGCCGGTGCCATCGAGCCGCACGCAGTCGAAACCGTTGGCGGTGTCGAGCATGTCGGAGTCGACCTCGATGATATAGCGCAGGTTCTTCGAGTTCGTGGCGTCCGTCGTGAAGGTGTTGGACGACACCGCAGTCTCGGTCATCGTCTGCGCCGCGGCGTAGTCGATGTTGGCGAGCATGCGCGTGAACGCCAGCGCCTTCTCGCCGGTGCCGGCGACCGCGGTCGCCTGCTTCAGCGTGATGGTGCTGCCGGTGACCGTCGTGCCGTTCGCGATGTCGATCACGATCTGCAGGCGGCGGTAGTTCTTCATCGACACGTACTTCGTGTCGCCGACGGTGGTCGTCAGCAGCAGATCGGCTGCGGCCTGGACCTGGAAGACCTGCTCGTCGAGCCGGCCGTTGAGAGAGATTGTCATGGTGGTTCCTCTGAGTCAGGGGGCCGGGGTTAGCGCGTCTCGACGGTGACGAAGTGCGAGAGCGTGTTCGATCCGCTCTTGCGCGCGATCGGGTTGGACAGCCAGGGCTGGCCGTTCATGCGCATGACGAAGCGGAAGGCGGTGGTGTTCTGGTCGAACCAGAGATGGATCGACACGTCGCTGCGCACGCCGCCCTTGACCGCCGCCAGGTACTGCGACAGGTCGGCGAGGATGACGTCGCCTTCGGTGCCGAGCGTGGCGCAGGCTTCCGTGACGATGATCGGGCGGCCCAGCAGCGTGCCGTAGGTGCCGGCGGCCATCTGGCCGGGGGCCAGGTAGAGCGCGCCGGCGCCGGCGGCCGTGCCATCCGCCTTGGTGACCGCGAAGCCGAGCTGCAGGATCTGCGGCATCACGTCCTGGTTGATGAGCCACACAGAGCGCGAGAACGACTGCGCCGGCATGCGAGCCATCATCTTGACGGCGTTGTTGGCGTGGAAGGTAGCGGTGGTCTGTGAGCTTTCCTTCGTGAGCTTGACCTTGCACGGCGCGTTCAGGATGCCGAGCGGCTGGCCGGCGCCGGTGCCGTTGACGATGGCATCGTTCACCTTGAACGCCAGCTTCTCACCGGCCTTGCGGGTGACGTAGCCGGCCATGGCGGGCGCGTCCTCGAGCAGCTCCTCGGTGACCGGCACGAGGGCCGTCAGGCGGTGCAGCTTGATGTTGAGATCCTTGAGCGACGGCTTGCTCTGCGTCATCGCCGATGCTTCGCTGTCCCAGTAGGTGAGGATGCCGCCGCTGGTCTGCCAGGCGGTGGTCTCATCGACCGGGAAGGTGATGTTGTTGCCGCTGACGGTCTGCTGGTCGCAGCGCGACAACAGCGAGTCTTCGCCGACGACCATGCGCTGGATCTCGGCGCGCCACTCGGGCGGGACGGCGAAGCCGCCATCCGCACCGACGCCCTCGGAACCGTAGGTGCCGAGCGCCGCATTCTGGATGAGCCGCGGGTCCATCGCGCTCGGGTTGACGACAGCATTACGCACGCTCGAGCAGAACTCGCCGAAATTCTGGAAGCCCCAGCGTGCGCGCTCTTCGCGCGTGGTGAGGCGGGCGTTCTGCAGGCCGTTGCTGACCGCCGTGATGTCGCGCGCGACATTCTGGACGGCCGGCAGCGCGTCGGGCTGCGTACGGCGCGGGTTGGGCACGGACAGGCGCTCGTCCTGCGCGGCGAGCCGCGTGCGGCGGGCGATGTCGGCCTCGACCGACTCGAACTCGGCGAACTGCGCGTCGAGCTCGGCCTGCTCCTCTGGCTTGAGGTCGCGCTTCTCGGCATCGGCGCGCGCCTGGATTGCCTTGCTTGTCTCTTGCAGCTCGACAAGCCGGGCCTTCAGCTTTTCAATTTCGTTCATGGTTGCTCCAGAAAGAAGCCCGCTCGCGGCGGGCGGGGACTCCGGCTTGTCAGCACGGAAT